ATGAAGCACGGAATGCTCAAAGGAGTAACTAACCCCTCCGGAAGAAACTTCAAGACTGTCTCTGATGGTCGCGGAGGATATTCTGTTGAACCAATCGGTACACTAAGTGTCTTCACAGGCACTGACTCGTGGGGGCATTACTTTTCGAGAGCAGAAAAACGTGGTGAACTTGAACTTGTTTCTTATTCACGAATGACCCCTATTGAAAAAGAGTTTATTCGTGGGTTGGAACATGTCAACCACTTAAACTTCCCGTTACGACGGTTCAAAACGGTCAATACAAGGCAGTATGGGAAGAAGAAGGTTGGTCGGGAAGGAAAAGTTGTCCGAACACCAAACGAAGATTACGGGGCAACAAATATCTTCCTGTACCTCGGTGATGATCCTACACTTGGTAAAAAACAGGATGAAGAACGAGAAGGTCAAGCAAGACATCGACGCATTAGAGAAACACGAGCGTTAGATTTTTTACGCAGTAATCACAAGAACGTTTATTTCAGTGGAAGAACCAATGAGTAAATCTAAGAAGAAGTATAATCCAGTAAAATCATTACCAACCCCAAAGGAAGACCCTAAACAGTTACCGCCAAACGAAGATCCTGATTGCATGGATATTTGCCATGTTTACTTCAATGAGAAGACAAACCAATTTTCGGTTGTGGGTAATGAGAAGGCTGGTATAGACTTAATTCTTGCTGGACTTAATAAGATATCAGGCATGTTGCTTCATCAAGTATTTACTTCGATGAGTGCGATGCAGAAACAGATACAAGGACAACAAATCGTCAAGCCAACAGCACAGGGCGTTGAAAAATTCGGGAAAGGCGTGCATTGAGTAAACTGGTTGACATATCAGATAATATTAGACTAACGTCACTGAATACCAAGTTTAATGGTAGACAGGTGACGGCATTCTCGTCTATTGGACTCAATACCGTTGGGGACTTATCTGATTACATGGTTGACCACAAGTATCACGAGATGCTGATGCTGAATGATATTGCCGAACACGCTATTTATATGTGCCTTCTTCTGATGAAAGATTTCGGGTTGTCGTATCATAAAGATTATGTTCGATGGGAGAATGAAGAATACGCAAAGTCTCCATCTGGCATAAAGAACATGAAGAAGATTGATGTTCGTAGGAAACAGGCGAAGGAAAATGACACCGAATTTACATATGGTCGTGCAGGTCGAATGAAGGGGACGAAGAAAAGTGAGAGTGAGAAAGAGAAGGAGAGACTCTCAACCGAAAAATCAATTGATATTATAAAACATTATTTCACAACTGGCTACGACCCTGTAGAAACGTGCAAAGCATTCGGGTATAAGAAGACCATCGACTACCCGACATCATGTTCGCTCATTGAGCACCACCGATCAAAATTAAAGACATTAGGCATCTACGCACAGGTTCTTAAAGAATTGGGGATGGAGCCGGATGATATGCGTGATCGGGCGTTATCAACACTTAATGACTCGCTGAATGCTATTAAACATGAATGGATTGGCAAGCATATTGTTAGGGATCAGAAAGCTGATTTATTAAAGATTGCCCCTGAGTTGACAGATAATCAGGTATCCGCTATCCTTATGGAACAATTCATAATTGATAAAGTATACAAGATGTCTATCGAGGTTGCTGATCATAAGATAAGAAACGAGGCAGTCAAAATAATGGGATCTGTGTTCCCGCAACCAAAGTCAGAAAGCGGGGCAAATCCAAAAGTAGCGAAGAACCCTGAAGAGGCGATGGAACAGTTGATTGAGCAGACGAAACGGATGATAGACCAGTTGCAAAGGGAGAACCCCGAAGCACTCGAAGTATATATCGAAAAGTTGAGAAAGCGGTATGCTGCATAATGAAAGCAACCGAAAATGACATTTATTTTTCACAGCAAGATTCGTGGTACTTTATAAAAAACTTCTGTTTGACGTTTGACGAGCATGACAAGCAGAACCTGAAGCATTTCCCTGATTGGGATGAGATATTCCCAGTTTTTTGTGAGATGGCTCAAGGATTATTAGAGAAGGGACAGTCTACGGGATTTACACAAGTTATGTTAGTCCCGAAATCAAGACAATTAATGATAAGTTGGATCAGCATGGCATTCCTGTTATGGGTTGACATGTTTGTTGACGGGAGTTACTGCATTGTCCAATCGAAGAAAGTTGAGGATAGTGCATATCAGTTGACCCGTGTTGAGTATATGTATGATAATCTTCCTGTAATTTTCCACGATCATGTCGGGAAACCAGGTGGCAGGAAGAGCACTAAAAAGTTTAGAACAACCAATGCCTCGTGGATAGAGGCTGTTCCAAGTGGCGGTGATGTTGTAAGGAGTAGAGTTCCAACTGTATTTTTCAGTGACGAGTCTGCTTTTCAGGATGACTTTGACGAGGCGATGAAAGCCGGTTTAGCGAATTCATCCTTAATAATCAGTGTTAGTTCACCAAATTCTGGACACTTTCAGAGATTAGTAGAGGATACCGATGGCGAAGCCGTTGAAGGTTTTGGCAATCTGCCCGACTTTGAGCAAGATTGCGATGGTCAAGATGAGTCAGTCGATGAAGGAAGGGAAACCGATAATGAAACTGGAGGGGTTCTCTTGCAAGGACGCTCCGGAAAACAATCAGGTCGCGGTTGGAAGATGGTTAGATAAGTTTCTTGGTGGCACAGGGTCTTTCGGGATTAATAGTGCTGTCATAAATACTCGAAGTATGATGTTTATACCAACAGTATACGCACTTCACCATCTTCATTATGATGTTTACAAGATGTCAAAGCTTGATCCGATCTTTGAATCAGACGATAAGTTGGTATGGATAAAGTACCCGAAGTCAGCGAGACAAATGGCTGGGCTTCCACCATTAGCAAAGGGGAAGAAAACAGAAGAACCTTATCCTGTTATCCCAGTTGAACTAAGGATAGCCTTTGGAATGGCTGTACAGTACATTATGCGTCTAAATGATGGCTGTCCGATAATTGAGTTGAAGTCACCAAAGCAACCTATTCCACACGAACAAAGACCTATTATCCTCTTTATGCGTGGAAAGGAAGTTGACGGAACAAAGAGGGTTGCACAACCAGAAGAACCTGCCGACAAGTATGGCGAGTTTGGAATGGAAGAGTCCGAAGACGATGGTGGTAATGACCTTGACGTTAAGCCCCTTGAAAAGAATTATGATGATGTAGAATCTGTTGATGAGGGTGACTAATGCCACATGACTTTGGCGACACAAGTATTCATTGGCGGAAAAGGTTTAAACCATATGTAACGAGTCGTGGATACTCAGTATTGCCACTGTACTACGCAATGGTTCCGAAGTACGATCCTGAGCGTGATGGTAAAGAATGGCTCAGGAATAAAAAAATCTCGATGTCTGATAAAGAATTCAGACAAGAACACGAAATAGATTTTGCAGCAGTAAAAGGTGGTCTGGTTTATCCCAAGTGGGCGAAACAGACCCATGTTCTTTGGAAACCGATACCATTACAGAAGCACTGGCTATATCAGTGTGCGATTGATCCTGGAGTGACAATAACTGCTGCGATGTGGCAAGCTATTGTTCCTATTGAGATTCTTCCTGATGGGAGGCGTGCTGGTGGCTGGGTGATAAATTTCGATGAGTATTATGTCGGGGATGGTGTTAAAGGTAGTGAAAGTATCTCTGCGAATAAACATGCCATAGCGATCAAGGAAAGAACCCAACTTTGGTGTGACAGGATATTCGGGAAAGATCACAATGGTAAGAGTCTAAAAGATGGACAGGCGTGGATACAAACAACGCTTATGGATCCGTCATCATGGCGTAGGGAATCGAGTAGCAATGATCTTGGCTCAATCTTTCTTCGTTACGAAGAGGAAGGGATCAGGACACTTGAGAAGGGATCTCCCAAGACCAATGTTGATGGTGGCATAGAGAAGGTCAAGAGCCTTGAAGACTTAGTTCCTGAATCGCAACATCCGAACAGGGTTATAGACAGAGATGGAATCGGGTTCCCAACAAAATTCTGTTTTCCTGATATGAGATATTTTATAGCTGAAAAAAAGAAGTACCAATACAAAGATGGAGGGGGTGTCCGCAAGAAGGATGATCATCTCTGTGACTGTGAGCGAATGTTAGCAGTACATGCTCACGAGACTGTGACTGTAAAGAAGAAACGCCCGTTATCTACGATTGGGCAAAAACTCCAACAGAAGAAGCGGAACCAAAACGAGAGGAAAATGTTTTGAGTAAAAAAGCAGATGAAAAAATTTCAGGGACAGAAATAAAGACTGCTGGGAATAAGTCTAATGTCCAGAAACCGAAGCCCGTCCCTGAACCAAAGAAAGAAATAGTTGTCACTCCTCAGCCGAAAGTGGTTGTGAAGAGCGACTTGATTGAGTTGTCGTATACGCCTGAAGGGAGAGCTGAACGAGCTGATTTAATGCGAAAGACTATCAATGAAGCTTTGAACGGTACAGATGTGAGGGCGAAGTTGCGAGCACTTGAGATGGCTCAGACATACAAGAATATCTTACGATAGACATAAAACGGAAAACAAATGAGTGAAGAACACAATTTTCATCCTGAGTGGGATAGGCAGAAGGGCGACAGGGATTTTCATAGAGCGATACAAGAGCGGTTTGGTCGCGTTCTAAACATAAGTAATCCGTTTATGCGAATTACTTCAAGGGGAGGTCTTGGTGACTTCGAGAACCTTGTTTATAACTGTCTGAGGGGCATTATTATTATCTTGATGACCATCTATGACAGGATAGAAGCCCTTGAAAGCAAAAGTGGGATAGAGTCACCTAAGAGAATTGTTGTTCCCAATGTGCCAAAAGCTGAAGTAAAAACAAAACCGAAGCCGAAAATGGGCAGACCAAGAAAGACGATTGAGATTGGGTCAATAGATGGCGTTCCTCCGTACAAGATGACCGCTACTGAATATTTTGACGCTTATGATCTTGATCAACTCCCTGGCAGAGTAGCAGCAAAACATCAACGAATTTACACAACACACAGGTCGTCAGTCGAAAAAGCACTGAAGATGGGTATTGATGTGGAAGATAGGGTGATGAAGAGGTATCCGGAATTTAATCAATTGATAGAGAACATCCGATTAAAGAAACAAACAAAGTAGATCATGGCATTTTTTAAGTCACGAAAAAACAACCTTACGTCAGATGAATTTAACGCTCGAAAGAGTGGTGAAACGAGCCGTTCCAATTCTGACATAAATAAGGTTTCGGGAAAGATAGATGGGGAATCTGTTGAGGACGTTCGTGCATGGGCACAGGACAAGATACTCCAACTTTCTGATGCTCGCGACACGATGGTTCCGAGCTTAGTGGCTGACGGATACACAAGTGTTAGTTCTCGATCAAGCAGCAGACATGCCTATGTTAATCGGACAGTGGAAAATTATGGATATTTCCATGATCTAAAAAGGATGTTGTTGGAAGATGCTGATTTCAGGGGTGGGGTTTTTGAAAAGGCATATTCAGCAGAGAACTTTCTTCAACAGATGATGAGGGACAAGTTCAGCGTCTTTGCGGATGCTAATACTTCTTTCAGGTATGAGCCACTTGACGGGACTGATAATACTCAAGTTAATTTCATTTATGAACTTAATCAGATAGTCCCAAAGAGGATCAGAGATGAAGGGTTCAATGAAGCCCGACTTGATGCCATTGCACAGACGAGTGCTTACGGAACGTCGATCATTCTTTATCTTCATACGATGACAAAGGGTGAACCTGATGGTGTTAGTTTCTTTGAGGTTGCAGATCCACTTGGATTCCTCGTTGAATTTGGATCAACAAAGATAAATGGCAGAGGAACCAAAGTATCTAAGACTTTTGTTATTGTAAGAATGCGTGATCCAAAAGAGATTGAACGTGAATGGGGAAAGAAGTTATCTAAAGAAGATAGCAAAAAGAACTTTGTAGATCCTCGTGAATTTTCCCTTATGCACGCACTGGATTATACCGCATATAACACAGGCACTCTTAATGACATAACCGACAAGATCCCTGAAGTGATGGTGTTTTATGATGATCAGGAGACAGAGAAGGTGATCGTAGATGTGCCTATTATGCGGATCAAGAAAGACATAGACGGTAACGATGTTGTTGATAAAAATGGTGACTTTGTAGAAGAACCTGTCATAGTTGATGGTGTTCCACAGACCGAAAAGTTTGACACCAAGACGAGCCGAATGGTGTATCCAAAAGGTAGACTCATGGTGTTCGCTGCTGATCAAGTGTGTTATGACGGGCAAACTATCTATGAACATGGTTTAAGACCCGGTGCTCCATTACATAATACATGGGATGGGGTTAACTTCTTTGCCCTCGGTGATCCCGATATTGGTGGGGACACCCAACGAGCAATAACAAAGATGAACGGGGAGTTTCAAAGGAATATAAACTCTATGAGCGGTGTACTTGGTGTCAATACAAAGGCACTCGTAAACCCTGATGAAGATGTTATAAAGCGTGAAGGTGATGTCGATACTGTTAAGTTGAATGTGCCAAGCGGAAGTGCTCCAATAAAAGAAATTATGGAATGGTGGACACCTCCTGTATTTGGGCAAGAGCAGTTGATGTATTACAGAGACAAGATTAATGAAGGGCGATTTATATTTGGTGCATCGAGAGAGTCGTTGGCTTCTGAGTCAGGGAAGAAGCTTCAACTTATGGATGAACGTGAGATCCGCTTTCAGAACCCAATTGTAGTCAGTGAAGAACTCGGATTGCATTATATTGGCATGATGTGGTTATCTAACCTCAGACAGTTTGACCGAGAAAGAAAGGTATACCCAGTTCAGGGGAGAAGTGGAGAAAGAGGTGCTCCGATGGTGTTATCTGGGGAGTCGCCTCAATTATTCGATACAGAAGGTTCTGTTATCCATTTCCCGATCACAACCCACAGGGACTTTATAGGTGCGTCTAATCGACAGGAAGAAATAAAGTTAATTGGCGAAGCTTTACCACTTATTGACGGAAGTCCTTTGGGCGATCAGATATTAATTAGACTTGGAATTCCAGACTTGCTTGAACAGGTAGTCGCAGACAGACAGGCAAGGGCAGAACAGGCTCGATTGTTAGAGTTGGCTAAAGAGGCGGGGTTGTTTGATGCTCTCGCAGATGGCAAGGTATCTCTTGAAGATGCGATAAAAGAAATTCAGACCAAAGCAAGGAATGCAAATGGATCATAGAGATATATTAGAAGCGATTGAGAGTGTTAAGGATGTCACAGATACTGCAATAGTTGTTGTTCATTTCAGGAATGGCAATGAATATCGGATAGAGGTAAAGACAGGGGAAACCACTCGTGGACATGATGCAGAGAGGTGGAGTAAATATATCTTAGACATGCGTCAAAACATGCGATGGGGATCAGTGTCATTAGTTATTGTCGATGGTGAAGAGATACATGCCACTCGTACTGTTGGCACAGTTGGAACATAAAAGATAACTAAGTTCCCTTCTGGGAAGTGATTATACCGTAAGGTTACGGAAAAACCGAACCGAGCGTTCTTGTAGTGATGCAGGGGTACTCGGTTTTTTATTTTAAACGCAAAGGAAGAACCATGCCGAAGTTTGGAGAATTTGATACTCTTGAAGAGTTGGTTGCTGACAATAAGGCAAAGTCAGAAAAGGTTGGAACACTTGAAAAGTCAGTCGAATCATTGACAGAGAAGGTCGGGGAGATTGACGGGCTTAAAGGCAAAATTGCTGAGTTGAGTAAGAAACCTGCTCAGAAGAAAACTGGACAAACTGCTCAAGAGAAACTCGACGCATTTGACACCAAGTTTGATCCGAGTGACCTGAACGGTGAAGAGATGCGAACCTACAACACTGCCAGATTTAAGTTATTGCGAGCAGTTGAGAAGGAAGAAGAACAATCTCGCACTGACCGCAAAAACGCTGATGAGAAGGTGATTCAGGATAAGCACACTGCGAAGTTTATTGAACAGAGTTGGGAAATGGTTGAACGTGAATATCAGGAAGAGCACGGGAAGCCAATGCCGAAGAAAGAACGGGCAAAGTTAGAGAAGTACTGTAAAGACAACAGTCTTCTCGCTACTGAGGGTGTCCTTAAAATGGCTCTTGATGATGCAAAATCCAAATCAAAGACTGATGAGGATGAAGCCAAAAAGAAAAAAGAAAAAGAAGAAGCAGATAAAAAAGAACAGGAACGTAAGGATCGAGTCCACACGTCTCCAGAAGGTGAAGCCAAAGATGAAGGGAAGGTAATTTTCTCAGGTCGTGATGGCAGGGCTAAGATAGCCTCAGAGATTGCGAGTAACGAGAAGTTGAATGCCCTCTTTGACGACATCGGAAAAGAATAATTCATTAACAGTTAAGGAGGTTTATTATGGCTGCAAGAGCTATAACAACCTATATTAACGCTATTGTTCAGGACTCGATTCTCAATAAAGGTAATGTGATTGATAATATCTTTGAAGGGAATCCTGGTCTTGACTGGTTCTGGACGATGCGCGAAAGGCAAGTTGGAGGCGAGAGGTGTAATTGGATATTTTACCGATCCGATCCTCAACAGGGGCAGACAATTTCGTTATACGAAGATTATCTGGTAGCTCCAGTTGACGACGAACTTCAGGCTTCAATCATTTGGGCAGATTACATCTTCCCGCTCGTGTTGTCAAAAACACTCTTGAAGAAAGTCACAGGCAAAGATGGGTTAATCAACCTGACTCTTGCCTCGATGGAGAAAACCAGAAAATCAGCGAAAGCACAACTGTCACAGGATCTGTATGGTGTTGGTGACGATTATGCCCACCCTGTATTTAATGGTAAGACCAATGCCAACCCATTGTTTGGTATTGACGGTATTGTTGGTGTTGACAGGACTTATGCTGGGTTCGACAGCACGACCTACACTCAGTTGGATTCAACTGTTGTAACCATTGATGGTTCAACGTATGCAGACATGTATTCATCTTCTGATGCGAATTACTTGCCTGATGCGATGGAAAATGTCATTACCGAAACCGACTTCGATGATGGAGACAAAGGGATCAACAAGATTCTAACCACCAAGATCGGGTTGGAAGCATTGAAACGAGCAGTTGGTCGTGGTGATGCTGGACAGGCTGCAAGTACTGTTGGTGGTATGCGTATTGACGGTGGCTACCCGAAGGATGGAGTCGCTAAAGCTGGTGTAACTTCGTTCTGGTGGGGTGGTATTCCCGTAAACCGTGATAACAAGTGTACTGCCGGAAGAATGTTCTTCTTGAATTCGGACACCATGTATATGAAAGTTCTCGCAGGGTCTGACATGACCTATGAACCTGCTGAACCGAATTCTGCTGGTGATTCCATTGTTGGAAACTTCAGTGTATCTGCACAGATCATCTGCACCGAGCCTCGTAGGCAAGGTAAGATCACTGGAATTTCAACAGACAGAACATAAGGAGGAAATGATGAACGTAAACCACATGAACTTCAATTACACCGACACTTTTAGTTCCAGTGACATTGAAACTGGAGCTGGATACAAACTCGGTGATCGTGTTGAAACCCCAAATGGCATCTTTGTTCTGACTGAAGCCAATGGTGACTTGACTAAAGGGATGATCCTTACTGATGTTCTCCTGTATGCTACAGATGCAGTGACATATAGTGCGACAGCGTTAACTTTGACGATTGCTGACGCAGGATCAACTGTTGCTCAAGGTAGGCTTGCTGGACAACTTATTCACTTTGATGACGACGCTAATGACATTGGTGATGCAGTCTACGTCAAGGGGAACACTGCTGGAGCAAGTGGTTCAGCAATGGTAATTAGCCTTTTTGCGGCAATAACCACTCCTGGAGCAAGTCTTGACATAACGGTGTACGACCCGAACTATGTCAAGAAAACGGCAGCATCTACTGTTCTTCAGAGAGTTGTAGGTGTGTGTCCAACCACAGTAACTCAGGCAACTGCCCCGTATTTCTGGAGACAGGTTTCTGGTCTTGCTCCTGTATTGACTGGTGGCACTGGTGCTGCAAACAGGAAGCTTGACGCTGGTGATGACACGGCTGGGTCTGCTGGTGAATCTACAACCACTGCTGCTGACGATGTAAATTGCTTTGCAACAGTCGTTAGCCCATCCCCCGCTGCTGACAAGTTATGTGTTGCAAGAATTAATGGCATCTTGTCGTAGATAATCTTTTGAGGTGGAGGTTTAACTATCTCCACCTCAATTAACCTTTCAGGAGTTCCAAAATGCGCGGCATCCTAATGTCGTCTGTTATTAGCGACGTTCTGACTGTACTCTTAGATGAGTTGCGAGAAGGAATTGTCCCTAACAGAATATTTGTTGAGAGACTTTTCAATCGTGCTCATCAGGAAATAGTTACACAACTTGAGAACTTCAAGTTCAATCTCAGAACCACAATCACAAAACAAACAAGTGAGTCAGTAACGGCTACGGCTAACACTGACACGAGAACGATCTATGCGAGTGGATCTGCGTTTACTGACGACGAGCACAATGGGTGGTTGGCTAAGAACTCCACCTCTAAGGGTGAAGCGTTCATAACGGATACTGTTGAAACTGGATCAGTTCTGTATCTATCACATGCTATTGCGGGACAAGCTTCTGGTGATGCCATAACCATTGAGAGACTTGCGAAGTGGGTTGATCTGCCCTGGTACGTTATTCGACCTTACGAACATGATGGTGTTCATTGGGGTGGGAATAACCAACGTCTTGATCCTATCAGTTTACCTGAGATGCAAGATTTATACAGGAGTAACTCTGCTCCGGTTGGAACACCTTGTAAATATGCGATTGAGAATCAGAGACTATGGATATACCCGCAACCGACATCTACGGATATTCTGAAGATTTCTGGTTATCGTAGACCTGCTGACTGTATGGATATTGCAACAACGTCTAATGGAAGTTCTCGTGGGGACACCATTATTAGCACGAATTTCCCAACCAGAGAAGACGACCATTATCAAGGGACTGATGTACTTATAAAGTCAGGAACCTATGCTGGTGAGGTTCGTACAATTGACGAGTATGATCAGGCGAATAAGACTGCGTACTTTGAATCCCCATTCTCAGGACAAATAGATTCCGGTGTTGAGATCGAACTTCTGTCTGCATTTACCGAAGAGTATCGTGGGCTGATGGAAGATTACTTAAAGTGGAACTTATATAGACGGCATAAAGAGTTCCGCAATGAAGCAAGTTATTACGAGGCTGAATACAGGAACAGACTTAACGAGTTGATTCAAGTCCACAGACGAAAAACTACATCGAATGCAAATCTTGGAAGTAGTGGAAGATTTAGAACTAACAGACCAATTGTTCAGGTGAGTAGCTAATGCCAATTACATACACGACTTTAGAAGAAATGGTTGGCGACTTTCTGGAAGAAGAAGGGACTAAACCAGCAAGTGATTGGGTTCGGTATATTCAGGCACTGCGTCAGAAGGGGATCAAATGGGCTGAGATGCAAATGTTACGGCATCTCCCTGACCACGATTGCCGGAATCTTATCTATACTGAAGGGATTGCAACTGATGCAAGCGGAGTGATTATCACAACAGAACTTGCTCCTGCTGGGGAAGAAAAGTTCTTTGGTGTAGTTGACATTTATAACACATCACTTACTCCGGATACCCACTTTGTTGAGATCCCATTTAGTCAGTTGAGATTCAAAGACAACAGAAACTACGATTATGGTCATTATTGGTACTATGCAGCGTCAACCCATACAGGAGTAGGGGAAGTCAGGCAGATACAACTCAAGGCAAGTGTTGATGCTGATTACAAATCAGTTACTGACTCCAACCTGTTTATGACATATAAAGTCATGCCAAGTTCGTATCAGGGTAATTTTGGAGCAGTTAAAGTTCCATTTGAACGGAATGAAGAGTTGGCTGCTAAAGGTGCTGCTGGATATGTATTCAAAGCAGAGGGTGATCCGAGGGCTGAAAATTTGCTACAAGAATTTTATCAAGAAATAGGAATAAGCGATGACAGCACAAGACGTAGTTGATGACGTAGAATATGATCTGGATCTACAGGGTATAGTTGTTAATCCTGGCAGGTTGTTGGCTCTTGTGAAGGAGGCTGAAAATAACTTCTGTCACAACACCAGATGTTTATTCAAAGAGGGTACTCAGGCAACTACGGCAGATACTTATGACTACAACCTTCAAACTAAAGTTAGTGAAGGTGGGGTAACAGAGAAGATCATAACGATTCATTCTGCTAAATATGGTGCGTCTGGTGCTGAAGAACCAATGAATGAAGTGAGTGTGAATGCCTTCAATAAGATCAGCGACTTCTACTCTGATGTATACGAAGACATTTACACGATGGTTACAAGATTGACCATGAGGCTATTTCATAACCCAACAACGGCATATAACATAAAGTTCATTTACAGTTATGAGCCGAACACTGATATTACAAAAAGGGCATCTACGCTAACTTTAGATGATATTTACAGGGAGGCATTGTACGACTATTGTATGTGGAAGTCACTTGCCCCAATCCCAAAGTTTGTTGAGTTGGCTGATCATTACCGGAAGTTGTACATGAATGAAACGAAAGCTAATGTTTGCATTCCAAAAAAAGAAAACATAAAGTAGAGGACAAACCATTGAAACACAAGACTTTAATACTGGTAATTATCCTATTAGGGATTACGATTGCTGGTGGGTCATTTGCAGTAGACCTCAATAAGGAGCGAAATAAGCTCCAAGCGTCTTCTGCTGAAAACCAGAAAGAAGGGTATTGGGCTTCTAATACATTTGTAACCTATACCCGTGTAAATGGGTATCCAACGGGAAAGGTTTATTACTTTTCGCTCGATGCTGATAGCGCATCAACTCAAGGGGCTGTTGATATTCCGTTATGGAAGCATTGGGGTACTAAGGCTGCATATTCAATATCAGTCACTGATACTGGGGCAGGACTACTTACAGATGGGGATTCCCTTTTCACTGAGATCCTTGTTCGGGGGATGAATGCCAATCTTGAGGTTGGCACTGCTGTTACGCTTAATGATAGTGGGAACAACCAAGCAACCGTAAAGATCACGGCACTTAATACTGCCTTAATAGTCGGAGAGATTGATATCGACACATTGGTGTATGGCTGGGAGAGGATGAAGTTGACGTGTACGCAGTCATTAGTGGATGCTCAAAACACAGCAACCCTTCAAGTGTTGCTAATGGTATCCCTACCGTTCAGCACAGAGTACCTTGAATCCCCGTACTTCATAAGAGAGGAGACAGAAAATTGAAAATAAGATACATTTTAATACTCCTGTTACTCTTTGTGACGACAACTGTATTTGCTGTTGAGTTTCCGAAAAGTACACAGTCTTTATCAAGTGCGACATCGGTTATCCGAACAGCAACGCAACAGACCTTTTCCGGCAAAGGGACTTCATACACATTCTTGGTTCGCACGTTAGCGACAAACGACTATGCAAGGTTCTTTATCCCTATAAGTGGCATGGATGCCGGGACGCTAACATACAGTACAGCATCGGATTCTGACTCAGTATTTGTGAGTGTAAGGTATGGAACTGCCAATGGTATTGGAAGTGGGGAAAAGGTATACTATGCTCCAGTTGTGCAGGACAGTTCATTGTATTGGTACAAAGCCCAGAGTAAGTCTAAAATAGATACTAACCTTGACATATTCCCTGCTCCGTGGCTCGTCGTTGACGTATCTGCTGCTGGCGGGACATGGACAAACAACACAACTGTCGAAGTATTCATAAAAGAGGAATAGAATCCTTGCCGTTAGAATTTGAAACGAAGACTAATCGACCCCAAACCGGAGGCATGGTCACTGGGGTCGATGGAAGATTTATCAGAGACGACCAATTCCAATTGCTACAGAACCTCATGTTCGAGGATGGACAATGGGGAAAACGTCTTGGCTTAGAAGATCTCTATCTTTCAAATCCTGACACAACTGATATCCAGTATCGGATATATTATTCTGGTGCTGGTGGATTTGCAAATGGTGATGCTGTAACAGGTGCGGTTTCAGGAACGGTTGGTCAAGTTGTAGATACTCAGGCGACATATCTGCGATTATCTACTTTGGTTTCTGGCGATTTCATTATTGGGGAAGCGATAAGTGGTGCTCCTTCAGGAGGCTCAGGAACTGTCACTCAAGTTCAAGTCCCCCTTCAGGGTACAATACTCGGTCTGTGGCGACTTTATAAGCCTAACGGGGATAAATACAGTCTCTGTGTGGATGTTGATATAACAACCCATAATTGCCGTCTATTAATGAAGAAGAATGACACGATAACACCATCAACACCTCCTGTTGGATGGAAGGTTATTGACAAAAATTTCAATGTCAATGCCACTGGTGCTGAGTTATCGTATTACTTCACTGCACTGTTTGGTGATAAATTAATTCTAACAGACGGACGTGGTGATGTCCGGTTCTTTGAAGAACAGGATGGAACGAATATTGTACGTGGGAGACTTGGAGCATTACCTCCGAAACGGCAGTCATCTATTGGAACGACCAAGTGGGGAAGTGATACAATTATTGATGGTGGTTTCGTAAGATACTGTACGGTGTATGTTTATGAAGATGAAGATGGGAAGGTGTCATTTAGCAACCCCTCGCCTCGCACTGCTATCTACGCTGGCGACTGGATGGGAAAGGCTCATAATGGGATACCATTTAGCTCTCCGGGCTTAGAAGACCCTGTCATTCTTAAACAAGTTGGTATGGAGCAATTAGAGATCAACAACATCCCTGTCGGCACAGAATATCAGTCTTCAGCAACTGACACCAATCAAATAAAGAGGATTATCAGACGGGATGTTTATCGGCAGGTGAAAAGATTCTCTGATGAATTATTCCAGAGTTGGGAAAAGATTGGAGAGGAACGGATAATTGAAGGTGAGGGTGGCGAAGAGTTTCTTGATCAGGATTTGAATCCACCAAGAACCCCATTGGATATCGACAACTTTGCACCGCCTAAATCACGATACCCTTTGACGCATAAGAACCACCTGATGCTGTATAATTACACTGAAGATGCTATTATTGCTCCTTCTGACCAGTCTGACGAGACTTACGAGTATTACGAAGCATTCGGGTTACTAAAGCGATCAACTCTTGTTGTCAAGAATAACACCAATCGTGGCTACACAGATGCAATTGTCCGGATAAAGCTTCAGTGGCACACATCTACAGGTGTGGGGTACATAGACTTTGATGATACTGTTGCTAATGCTGAAAGGCGCATTCGATTTACGGATAGCGACGGCAAGACTATAATTCCTCATTACATAGAGTCGTACAATAATGTTTTCCCTGCTGCTGGTGGATTAGGAGTAGGGGCAGCGACTCATTCTAATGCTGCTGTTGACGAGATGGTTGTTGTGCTTCGGGTTCCCGAAATTGTTGCTGGGAGTTCGGCTCGGTTGTATGCGTATTATAATTCTGGATCTCCTGTTGTGGACGTTTCTGATTGGACTGCTGTTTATCACAGGCGACATGCTCATTCAGGGATGAATAATCTTCTTAATTTCGACGACGATTTGCCAAGTGAATTTGACTTTCCGTTTGATGTTCCGCCTGTTGCGGATAAGATCAAGTTTTATGAAATGACGAAGGAAGATGCAGAATGGGATACTGAATTGTCTCTTAATGATGGTGATGCAATGCGGTATGCTAACGATCCCGGCAAGTCAGGGACTGCATTTGGTGAAAAAACATTACGAATACAAGATGCAAGAAGTACACTATTCCTCCCTGAAATATTGCCTGATCCACAATCTGTTGGAACTATACAATTTTTCTTTAGGGTTGTAACAATACATGCTGCTCCTGCTGTCAGCCTTATATTCGGGAGTATGCCTCCTTTGAGACAGGGACTCGATGTTGGCATTAGGGTCAAGTACACGGCTGCTGGAACCGTGCTTAGGATAGAATGGGGTACAGGAAATGCAGAAATTGTAGATGATGTCACAGATGGGAATTGGAGATTTGTGAGCATTGGGTGGGGAACTGACGACAAGCATATGTACTATCGTGAAGTTGGCGGTAATATAACATATGACATCGACGGGAGCCTTGTTGCCATAACTGTTCCGGGTGGTGGTCACTCCTTTGGAAGAACCTCCCCTATTCAGTGGGGTTTGGAAGATGGTTATCTCGATGAACTTACAGTTTTAGAATACTGTAACACTCCTGAAGAAACTGAACAAGTATTTAGACGACAGAATCTTGATTCGTACTTTTATGACATAACTAACGCTAACGGTGATGTGGAAGGGGCTGGCTACGGATGGAATCTTGCAACAGCAACTTGTTCTATCAACACATTAGATCATAAGGACGTTGGCGACTCTGGCGACAGGAAGCCTACTGGACTCGCAATATCAGACGGAGATAATCCCCATGTGTTTAGCTTCAGGAATAGACGTTCGATTGGTGACGGAACCGGAGAAGGGACAGGGATAACCGAATTAAACGGAAGTGTGTTTGCATATAAAGACAACGGAATTTACAGGGTTAGAACTGATGGGGAACTGTCACAATGGATAGCAGACGACGCACCTGTTGACGAATCGAAAGGTATTGGATGTGTGTCACCAATGACACTGAGACGTGCCAGCATAAGAACTCCCGGTGCAGGATGGCGAGAAGCAGACATATTCTTATCCGAAGATGGATTGTACGCCTACTTTGGTGGCGGAGAGTTCCTTGAATTGTCTAAGAATATTAGCGATGTGTTCGATGGTCTTGATGGGGAACAGTTGGCAAGTTGCACAGGATTAGTGTGGCGAGCCAAAGGAAAACACAATGTCTATGTGTTGGGGATAGCAGAAACAGAACGTGCCGACATTGCGACTGAAGGAGAACTTGAACGTCATTCTCCAACATACTATGTTGCTGATAAATGCTATGTATTTGACTTGGATATACCGGAGGGCGGGGTACGCATATCGAAACTTACAACGAAACAGGCTGCTGGGTTTATTCTTGGATACCCCGTCCAATGGGAAAGTGGCAAAGGAAAAGATAATAGTGAGATGCTATTTGCTAATGGTCAATCAGCCTATATCTACGTGTGGGGTCAACGAACCGGAAACGACAAATATGTTGACACATGGACACTGACGGGTGGTGCTGATGTGGATGGCAATATTCCTGTTGCATTAAGGACTCGCAAATTCTGGCACGAATCTGCTATGTTCAGGGGAATGAAGGTATTCTACCGAGGACAGAGACTCGACGGGGCAACAATGAAGTGGTATAATAATATCCTCCAGGCGATTCCAAGAACTTACGATGAGGTTGCATTCGAGTCAGGAGAAAGTGATGATCCCGTAACCCATGCTGGGACGGCTAATATTGAATCAGGGGGAGTGCGAGGGAAGTTTACTTTGTTACCAAAGGCTGCGAAAGGTGAATGGTTTGATGTCCTTATTGAAGATCAAGTTACTGTTATCAACCATGATGGAGCGGATTTATATGACGATGCAGAGACATTAACTGGCGGTACTTCAGGGGCAACAGCAACGGTTGTTTCGCATTCGAGTGGGGTTGTTGTAATAACCTCTGTGGTTGGTGTGTTCGTGGTTGGTGAGGCAATAACTGGATCTGTATCGGAAGATACTGCTGCTTCAGTTAATTTCGGGAACTTCGCAGACGGTGACTTAAAGTGGGATGGTTTCGCTTATGAATTTACTAATCTTCCGAGATCATAATGGGTGATGCAGAAAGAGAAATTCGGACTAAGGTTTCACAGACTCATGAAGTCCAAGATTCGTTGCCTAATGATAAAGAAGGCTTTGATGGTGAGCGGAGGTTTATTAAGCGACCTAAATCGAGAAATGGTGTGAAATATGATTTAGCGAAGAAGTATCCCGATGGGTGGAGGAAACAACTTCAGGGTGCAGATATGGTGAGTGACAAAGATGGGGTGAGACTTGAAGTGCAGTTAGGGAACAAAATCTATCGAGTAAAATTGGAAGAGGTCGAAAATGGCTAATAGACTGCTTGAAGAAGCGATTAACCTTCAGCGTTCAATATCAGGGGATAACCTTCATAATCGGATGGTTTCTCGTGGTGCTCGTGATGTTGCTGGTCAACGAGACTTAGGGATTCAGCGAGCGAGAGAAACTATCGGCAGTGATGAACCAGGTGTTCTTGCTGAACTTTTCGGGAATATAGAGAAAGGTGCTCAACGTCAATTTGGTGACATTGTGGAAAATGTTGATGTCCTTCGTGGTCAGGCTGTGCAGAAAAAGGCTTCTAATCTGTTGCAAGTTGGATTATCCCTTAACAGGATCGAAGAACAGAAGAAGGCTGAGGATTTGAGGTTTAAGCGTGATCTTGTAACGGGCGTTGTTGGTGGTGGCATTGGCTTGATTGGTGCTGGTATTGGTGCAGCAGGAACTGCAAAGTCATTTCGGGAACTTATCGACTTGTTCAACAGTGGGCAGATCGACGAGGACACTCTCCGTCAGTCAATTGGTGAAGGTAACTTCCCTCAATTCGGGGGGGATTTCGCATAATGGCTGTTAGAGACATAGTGGCAGGTATTCAGCAACTTGGGGCAGGACTTGCAGAAGCAAAGGTTGCTCCAATTAGATCAAAGGCTCGATTTGCTGAACAGAACTTCTGGCAAGAACAGGGTATTCGTCAGGAGATCGCGAAGGAAGATCGTGTGCAGAAAAAAGTCATTGAGCGACTTAAAGTTGCTGAAACCATCCGGCAAGACCGTGAAGAAGCAAATCGACTCAGGACAAAACGAGAAGGCTTGTTTAGTCAGGCTGAGTCAAGAATCAGTAATGTCAGAAGCCTTATCGTATCAAACCCTGATAGATTCGCAGATGATGCACTCACTCGTGTTGACCAACGAAGGGCTGATATAGTCCGCAGGGGGGAAGATTCCACAGCAAGGATAGAGTCACGCACACCGCTTCTGGATGATGATATTTTGGATGTGATGGATGAGTTAGAACTTGAAGGTGCTCAGGCACGTAAGAAGAAGGAAAAAGTGGCGGCAGAATCAGCAGAGTTGACTCGTGACATAAAGAAAAAGAATCTTGCGAGCAAAGGCAAACCACCAAAAGTCAAGGAGGCTTCTATCCGGTTTATTGGTTCTGACAAAAACCCACGAACAGCGTCTATTGGTGATCTTACAGCAGAGGTCGTTGCTGCCGAGAAGAAGGACATTAAGCTCACTGCATCTGACAAATGGGCGAGAACTGAAGGTCGCAAGATATTGAATGAATCTCTAAGCCAGAAGCATGAAGAGAAGGGGGGTGTTCTTGATTTGACTAAGGGTGGAGATACACAAGAAAATCCAATCCCCAAAGGGTTTAAGGTTACGGGAGAGAAGACTGAAACTGGGGAAATTATCATAGAGAATGAGCATGGTGTACGGGGGGTCTGGAGAAAGTAATGACATTTGTACCACTCACTGAATTGGATGCACAAGGAAATCGAAAGGGGTTTATTCCACTCGCAGAAATTGACGCAGAGAGGAAAGGATTCATCCCGCTCGACGAACTTGATGGCGTAGACCCAAACGACACTATCCTTAATTCAATAAAGGTCGGAATTAAGCAGGGAGTTGATTATCCATTTTCAGGGTTCTTGAGAACAGCAGGGACACTCTCTGGTCTTCAGACGCAAGACATTCGATTCAGAGATAAACAGTTCTTTGCAGACCAATTACCTGAATCAAGTCCCGAAGAAATAGAACAGGCGCGCCAGAATGTTGCTGAGAATCCGCTATTCCCTGCGTCATTTGTGGACGGTGCTGGTGAGCGCAATTTATTTGATCCCTTCGTAAAGTCGGCAGAAGAATTTGAGAAGGCGAGCACTAAGGTTACTGGCGCAAAAGAAGTTAAGCGAAAAGAATTTGAATGGTCTGATTTAGCAAGTCTAAAGCGCGTGACCCAACTTGTCGCGGAAGGTGCTCCGACAATGGCTTCGCTAATGGTTGCAACTATGGTAAACCCCCAACTTTCAACATCACTCATGCTTGCGGGGGAGGCAGGTGGAACATCAAAGGAAATTGATGACCATGAAAAAGAAACAGGGCTTACTATTGATCCCCACAAAAAGGCTCTAATTGCCTTGTCTTCAGGTGCGGTAAAGGCTGCTCTTGAAAGGGCAGGTATGGATGCAATACTCGGAAAGTCTGGAGTTAAGGCACTCACCACTAAATTCTCTAAGACGATGTTTGGTATTGGTATTGAAGATTTGACAGAGGGGATTCAGGGCGGGGTAGATTACGTTGCTCAGACCTTGTATGACGTAATGGAAGAATTCAATGTCGGGGAGCTTTTCTCTAAAGTCGGGAAGTCGATGGGCGAGGCATTGCCCCTATCTGTGACTGCTGGAGCAGGAGGCTCAATTTTCAGGAAAGATGGTGACACGAAGACCGCGAAAAAAGAAGATGACGACGTAAAGAAGGTTCGTGACGAGATCGCACAGAGGGAAGCGGAGGCTGTTACTCCTGAAGAAGTTGCCGAAGAAGGCAAGATTGCAGACGCTGATCAACCTCGTGCCACAAGTGAACAGGCTGGTAAGTTAAGGGAAATCTTTGAAGAATCTGATATTGACCAAAGCAAGGTTGGTGAAATAGCAACAGAGATTCTCGACGAGTCCGAAATTGTTCGTAGTGAGGATGGAAAATTTGAGACGATTACAGGTAAAGGAGCGCAACAATTAATCGACAACTCAAGTGAAATCAAGCGTATTGCTTCTGTTAGTGACTTTATCGTATCTGAAATCGAGCGTGGGAAGAAGATAGAGAAGGAACGCACTGCGCAGGTTATTGAGAAAGAACTCAATGAGTTAATCGAGACCAAGAAGATTGAAACTGAACGCAAAAACAAACTCTTAGAAGAAGACAAACAACTTGTTGAGGCTAAAGACCTTAGTGAAATTGCAGAAGAAGTCGAGAAAGAGAATTATGATGAGGCTATCCGATTAGCCAATGTTATCAAGGAACAGGACGAAGCTCTTGGTATGGAAGATGTTATTGATGAACTGAAGGTGTTTGCTGATAAGAAGATTACTCAAATTGCTGAAGAGAAAAAGGTTGCTAAAGAAAAGAAAGTTGCTGACGAGAAGGCGGAGAAACTAAGGGTTGAGACAGAAGCCACAGCCCTTGCCGAGAAAGTACCAACAATGACGTTCCGTGATCTACAAAAAGAGTTGAAGTCTCGTGGGCTGAAGGCTACTGGAAATAAACAAGTATTGACAGATCGGTTGGCTGAAGACTTGGGTGTTCCTATTCCTGAAGCAGTCGAACCTGATGTTCAGAACGAACAGGCTTTGGCACAGACGCAGGAAATAGTCGCAGGAGTCACCATAATCACTCCTAAGCAACAAGAAACAGGAAAGGCTACAATAACCCCCGTTGATAAGAAAGTTGCTAAGGAAGCGATTAAGTCAGCAACTCCGACACAGATTACAGAGACACAGGAGACCGCTGCCCAAGATGTTGCTAAAGAATCCGGAATGTCTGATGAGGATATGAAGGGACAGATTAAAGATGATACTGAAGCAAAACCGTTCCTGACTAATGACGATGGGTTGGTTGAGATGAATATGGGGATTCCACTTCCGAAGCAAACTCGTGGTCTTATAGGTCGTTGGAATAACTATCTATTCCGTCAGGGCAAAGGCATGGAGCAAGGTAATGTTCAGCAGGAATCAGAGAACAGAAAACAAGTTGCACAGCAGATAAACTTTGACCTTAATAATGACCGTAAAGATGGGGTCAAACTCCAGAACGATACAGTAATTCCGATAGCACAAAAGTTCCTTGCAGATAAAGGTTACGCAAAACCAGACACTCAGCGAATGCGAATAGCGTCTGATAGATCTAAATCCCGTAAGAAGAGAATTACTGCTCTTCAACGTGAGGGGGTATCCCGTGATTTGGCAGAGGCTCGACTCGATAATTTAGACTCATTCTTGATAAATGATTTCGACTTCAATGTAAGTCGGTTTATCGAAGATAATATTATCGGTGAAAGGATATTTGAGAAGAAGTTGACCCTTCGTGATGTCGCTGAACAAATGCAGGAAGCAGGAATAGACGCTAATATTCGTGGTGATGATGCCGTTGAAACACTGAGTACTAAAGACCGCATAAGACAATTGCGAAAAGAGTTTACCGAACTCAATAAACAGAAAAAGAAAACCGAATCACAGAAAGAAAAAGATGCTATTGAGTCAAAGAAGGATGGCAACAGAAAGCTTCAGGAAGAGTTACGAACCAACATCACAAGTATCGAACTATCAACACTTGAAGGTCGCATTGATCAAATGATTGACGGTGGTATTGTTGCAAGCAAAGAAGAGAAGGTGGCATTAGCAAAGATTCTCGATGTTACACCTGAAGAAATCTATCCTAATCTCGACGCAAATTGGATTGCTGATAAGATTGGCGTTAAACCTGATGACCCGTTCGTGCAGTGGCTCGTAAAATGGAAAGCGATTCGTGATGGGTTCGCAGATGTATTGGCACGTCACCCTGATTTGTCCGATGAAGTTCGGAATATTATCTACGAGAATGCTGCTTATGTGAAACGGAACTTTGCGATTGACCTGCTTGGCAAACAAATGCAGATTGACCCTGGACGGAAGGATGTTGTGGTTGCACAAGTTGAAGGATCCGTCAGGGAATCAATCGCTCGGTGGGCTGACCACATGAAACGAATTCCTAAAGAATCTAAACAATCTATATACAGTTATATAACTACCGGAGATCAGAGATCATTCAATGCCGTTCCTCGTAATCTTCAAGAACGAGCAAAGGCATTGCGGAATACATACAATTCCATGCACAGACAGATTACTGATTTGCAGTTCGACCCAAATATAGACGAGTTCACGTACAGTCAATCGGCACAGGCAATACATTTATCAGCCCTTGACATGGTTGATAATTACATAATCAATCGTACTGAGAAAACCAAAGGTCAGACGGTTCACGGAGTGCCTGTTGACTCAATCCTGAAGCGGTTCCTTGAGAGTCGTGAGTTCAGGGCAATGTATGGTGAAGTAATTGACCCTGTTGATCGGTTAATGTCTACGTCACTCGCACAGCAACAACTGTTCAATAATCTAAACTTCCTCCAGCAGATTGGGTTGCAATCGAATGAAGGTGTGGTGTGGTCTGGAGCTAAAGATACGAAGGCTGGTCATGTCAAAATGATACCTGAAATTCCTAAACGATATGGGAACCTGAGCGGTAAATATGTATCACAAGGGACATACGATGTAGTTGTTGGAGATTTCATTCAAACACAGTGGATTCAGACAGTATCAGATTTGCATAGGGGGTTATTGGCTCGTGTCAGGCTTGGGAAACTGGCTGACCTCACGCCTATGATGCGAAACTTCGGCACATCGTATGTGATGTCACTTGCAAACGGGGATATAACTACCCATCCTGTTAAGTTTACAAAACATCACAACAAGGGCGTAAAGACGTTAGCGAAATCTTGGAAGGGAGATAAAACAGCACAGGCAGAAATCTCAAAGATGATCGGGTTAGGTGTTCTTGCCAAGAATGCACAGTCACAGGTTCAGGAAACCCAGATTGAAATCGGGGCTGATTATCTAAACAGCGTGTCATTGACGGTCAACCCAGAAATAGCGAGTACGAGTAAACTTGGAAAATTGAAAGACGCTGAAAAGAAAGTGCTTCAGAAGGCTGGTGAGATGTATCAGTTAATGGATATCCCGACCAAGATAGCGTCGTTCCAACTTCACAAAGAGTTGAACCTTGAAGCAGGGATGGAAACGAAGCAAGCTGAAGAGTCTGCTGCTGAATTTGTAAAGCAGCACTATCAATACACAGATAGGACTTCTCGAATTGCGAAGAAGATGTCGAAGGCTGGACTCGCTGACTTTATGAGTTTCAAGTTCGACGCTGCTCGAATATGGTACAATGGGCTGGTTCATGCTCAGAAACAGTTCAAGAAGGGCGACATTCGCCCGATGATTGGATTCACTCTCGCTAATGGCGTTCTTGGGATTGCTGCTGCAACAACCGCAGAGTTAGGGAGTGAAATTCTTGGCAAAGCGTTATCCAAAATAAGCCTTGATGATAAAGATAGAAAAGAATACGACAGAGCTGTTAACCAAGACGAGATGAATGCTATCCGTCACTTCCAACCTGAATATTGGCAAGATGCTGTTGAATCAGGATGGTACAGGAATGACGGGACTCCGGTACTGGCTATTTATGATTACGTGAACTTCTTTCCACACTTATCAATCCCTGCTGCCGCTATTCAGCAAGGTAATATGAAGGCTGCTCAAGGGAAAATTATCGAAGAGATGGTTGGTCAGATACCAGGTATGACCGCAACTGCTGCCGTCAAGCTATTCTTCGGGTCTGAGATTGATGCACTTGACATAATTGAGCAGACATCGGACGAATTGAAGGGTGAGCGTGTTGCCAAATTCAAGAAAGAGACGACGGTTATTGAACGGTCAGGAAGAGCACTCAAGGATATTGCTCCTGCATTACCTGTAAAACTTGCCACACTATTTGATCAATTATGGCGTGAAAAGACAGGGAGACAGGACGGTTGGGTTAAAAGTTCCAATGAGGCTCTTCAAAGAATTGTAGTTCCGTTCAAAATTAGAGCACAAGATCCTGAAAAGAGTGTAGGTGATAAGGTCAGGAATAACGCAACAGTATTCAGTGGTTCCCGAACCTTAGCATCAGGGACTGGCAGGAAGATTGACGATATAGACGAGCAGATCGGGAAGTTAACTGACAAAAAGAAAATTGCCAATAACGAGCGTGATAGAAGCAAACTTTACGATCAATTACATCAGAATCACTTATTGATGGGCAGTAAGGTTCGGGAGGCTATGACCACTGCGAACAAAGGCAAGATTGCATTCCCAAAATACGATTCGCAGATGGACTTCATAGATAAGTTTGGAAAACGACTTGGGGCTTCAATACACGACGATAATATTAATGACTCGTTCCAGTTGGCATTCAAGTCACAGATAAAATACATCGAGGACATGGGCTTCGATTACGACGATTACATTGAAACTTTAATAGAGGAAACAAAATGAAGCAGATACTAACATACCTAACTATCGTGAGTATTATCCTGATCGGTGGGTACGCAATAGGGGAAGACATCACAAGACCCCCACTTAAAGCAATGGGTAGGGCTGATCTGTTTGATGTAGGGAGACACTTCCCATTCTTCTATATTGGTGCAACTACTGTTGCGAGTGCGAGTGCAGGAACTACAGCTTGGTTACAAATTAGTTACAGTTTTGCAGACACAACATCAGCCATAGAGAAGATTGCCTATCGAGAACTTGGCTGGCAAGACCCTGCATACTTTGGGATAGATATCCTTTATGGTGGGGCGGATAGTGCAGGGGTTGACACGGCTTACTTCGAGTATGCGTGGGATACGACAGCCGCTCCAACTTGGAATGGTGATTTGTCTAACTACTTCATTGCAACAGGGGCTTACGACTCCACTCTTTACGGGATTTCAATTTACAACCCCCTAAGTCTTAGTTCTACGGATGCCGCAGCGAAAGGGTACAATTACAAGCTTGGGATTCAGCGGGGAGGGTATGTAAGGTTTATATTCTCGACCCCCAGTGACATTGCTGATGCAACAATCTTCAATTGGACTTTCTGGTGCAAACACTAAGGAGATTAACATGAAGAAAATCTTTATTTTGTTAATTACTTTGTGCATGGTTGCCCCATGTTTCAGCCAGTACAGTAGCCACAGTGCAGTCCGCCAAGTCAAGTATACTGGACTTTTGGATGAGAATGGAGATCCTTACGGGGTGAAACAGATTGATGGGAAACCTCGGACATCTTCGATGCCTTACTCCTATGACATCGCAGAAGGGAACGTCTCTGGACATGAGGCTATCAGGATCTTTGGTCACAATGACAACATTGGGACTGCATGGGAAGTCCTCTCGCATAATGGAGGAGTGCAACATTATGTGTCTTCTGCTGAGGTGTTGCAGTTCTCAAGTAGTGATATTGAGGATGATGTTGGGGGCGATGGAGCAATTACTGTCTATATAGAGGGGTTAGATGCTTCCTATGTAATCCAGAGTGAAACAGTGACTATGGATGGGATAACTAATTCGCCCACAAGCAAGGCTTATCTAAGAGTGCATTTTATAAGGGTATTAACAGCAGGGGCTACGGGGTGGAACGAGGGCATTATATCTGTGAAGGATAACGGAGCATCTAACACTATCATGACAATCCCGATACAAGATAACGAGTCCCATTGTGCTATATATACTGTCCCATCAGGGAAAACCCTTTTTGTGACACACTGGGTAGGTGGTGAATCAAGCAATAAGGGGACTGACCTGAGCCTTTGGATTAGACCATTTGGAGGTCTTTGGTATAATAAACGGGAGGTTCCTGTTCTTAGTAGTGTCCTTGACTTGGATATAAATTTTCCATTAAGTATCTCCGAAAAGACAGATATTGAGTATCGGGTTATGGGGGTTCTTGCCGGAGCTAATGTTGGTGGAGGACTTGAGTGTTGGATAGAATAATGGCACACATAAAAGGAAAGGGCGTGATGAGAGTTCTTACAAAAGTTATAGTATTTGTGGTGTTGATACTATTAGCCTCAAATTGTTTCGCACAGCAACGACCATATGGGAGAGATGGTCGGTGGAGCAGGATAGATGTCCGATGGGGGCGTAATCACCAACCAACGTCATCCACTTGGAGTCCAACCGACTACGCCAATATTGAGATATGGATTAAGGCTGATTTAGGGTTTGCTGCAAATTTATGGACAGATCAGTCCGGCAATGGCAATGATTTTTCCCAATCAACAGGGGCTAATCAACCATCATTGGCAACGTCTGTACAGAATGGATTACCTGGTGTATTATTTGATGGTACTGATTTTATGTCTGCTGGTGATGTGGACGGCTACTCTAATACGAGAGGGCTAACTGTTTATGTTGTGAAAAAGACCGCAGGAGCCGTTGCTGACGACATCTTTATCAGTAAATATAATGCCACTGGCGGGGCGAGGGAATGGTATATCAAGACAGATAGATATACAACCCAAGAGGCTGCTGGAGCTTTTGACCCCAACACTGCGGTTACGTTGACCCCTTCCATTGGGACAAAGATATTGACAGGAACATGGCTCCCTGGTGGGAAGCCGACTGCTTATGAAAACGGAGCACTTGTGGGGTCATCGACCTTAGCTGTGACTGACATAACTGATACAGCTGCTGATTTGGATTTAGGAGCGATAGACAGTGGTAATCTGTGGATGTTGACGGGGCATATCCTTGAGTTAATTATCTATTCAGACGACCATGACGCAACAGAGCGAGCACAGGTTTTATTATATCTTAACAATAAATGGGCGGTATACTAATGAAAATATTAATGGTTAGAATGGTGGCGTTGTGGGTAATTGCGTTGACGGCTGGCATGGATGTCATAATCTGTGAGAACGAGGCAGAGTACAACGCTATTGAGGCAGTCATCCACGCGGGTAGGATAGAGGATGGAGCTGTGGAGGAAAGGTGGTCAGATCCGATTATTCATCCGGTTTCAGGTGATTACGCAATCCCTGTTGAGGATCATATTCTAAAGTATCTAACGCAATCTCAGATCGAAAGAGTTGAGGATTTGCCTGAGAGCTGGGTTCCTGAAGTTGTCTCAGACTAAGCCAGACTGTCCTCTTGTCAGTTGGATTTGTTTGATATTGGTTTCGTTAATTTTTATTTATTTTTCTATACATTGGGTTTGCTGAAATGAGTGATCCGAAAAAAGAGCGCAGGAATGGATATATTGATATTGCAGGTAAAATAGATTCTCTTGATGATAAGTTTAGCAACCTTGATGACAAAGTTGAGAAGATCGTTGAGGCTATTCATGGCAATGGAGAACCTGGCATAAAAACTCGGTTATTCTTGCAAGAAGAAAAATCTGAACAGTTTGAGGAATACATAAAAATGAGACAAGAAGCTTTAAGGGATGAACGCATTGCACGAGATAAGGAACGAACAGAGGACCGGAAGATGAAGTGGGCGTTGTTCATCGTTCTGGTTGGGACATCTCTGACTATTCTCGGAAATATCTTTTTGGGGTAAATTATGGACACCATAGTTCAGTTTGTTACAGGAAATTGGGAGGTGCTCTCCGGATCGGTTGGGACAGTTGCTGTCTTGGTTGGTGGTTCCCCTATTAGCGTGATATTCAAGTCACGACCAAAGACGTACGAGTTGTTTCATAGTCTCGCACATTTGATTATGATCTTTACTCCAGAGAGGAAGACGGGGAGCGACAAAGCTCATCACAACACAATTACCGATGCTTCTAAGGGGATCTATGATGCCTCTATGGGGAAGTTTAACTCGAATTATCCGGAGACTGACGATGAAGTTCAAGTCTAACTGCAAATATATAGTTGAAATTGTCGATGATGCGAAGGCACAGATTCTACATGAACCCTATAAATTTGAACTTTACGGAGTAGATAATATTATTCCTAAAGGGTTCAAGTTCGACGGAGCTTCAATACCTGGATGGCTACATAGTATCTTCCCGAAAAGGGGCAAGCATTCAATTGCTGCTCTTTTACATGACTACGCTTATGCTACACATACCATGAACGGAGAACCTTGTTCAAAGAGCTTCGCAGATCAAGTGTTCTTTGACGTTATGGAGGCTTGCGGTGTTCGGTGGCGGAAGAGTCCTATGGTTTGGGCTGTGCGCTGGTTCGGTAAATCGTCATGGCGCAAGGACAACAAAGACGAAAAGAATGCTTGACAATCGCTGATTAATCTACATTATTTAATCGGGCAAATTCACCGAAGTGTCCTATAGCATACTCATTGTAAGCACGGGCTGCGTCTTTCTCGTTAACAAAGCGACCAAGATAGACATTGAGTGATGAAGCAACCCACTTGTGGCGAGCCTTATCCCAGTAGACCCCTTTATATACTGATGATGTTGATTTTCCCCTATAAAGCTTGCTTTTTTTGCGATTTCTTGTGTTCTGTGATTGCGTGGCAATTCTCAGGTTGTCTCTTCGATTGTCGAGTCCATCCCCATTGATATGATCAATCCCAACGTGGTTGTTGGTTAATCCAAGTATAACTCTATGAAGAAGGATGGTCTTAAAATCAACAACTCTTTTAGCATACACTGTGCAGTTGCTTATGAACGCAGTCCATCTGAATTGATTAAGCCATTCATAGTCAGCGTCATCAACTAATGCAACGTACATCCCTTTGTGTTTTGTCCCATTTTGGGAGAGTTTAATCTCTTTCATTGGAATTCCTTTAGTTAGTGTTGAGAAGGCAGACGACCACTAAAGGAAAGTCTCTGCCAAGCTCAACGGTTGTTTTAGATCGGTGATCAATTCCGATACTGCAATATACTAAAAGTTCTAACCAAAAGCAACTAATTTGCATTTCCCCTATTTGTTTTGTATATTCAATTAACGGTTAACATAATTTTGTAGGACACCTCGTGTTTAACCGTGCGGGGTGTTCTCAGTTTTGGAGGGAAAAATGCACAGTATTTTTGAGAAAGATCCTGAAATTGGTCAAGCCATAAGGCTTCAAGGTGAATTTAATGGGGCAAAAATGGTTGTCGATGGGCACTTTGATCTGATCACAGGTGATGATAATCCAGATGTTTATGGGATATTTTGTGATGGCAAACATGACAACCCCCTGCATACTCACTTACGGGTCAATTACAATGTCTTCACACATTGGGAACCGACTGTCGACAACCCCGACGGCACGACCGACGCGGAAGTTGGAATCATTACGGTTAATGGAGATTGTGATCGAGAAGCTCTTGAATTCAATTACTCGTTAACGAATGTCACTCCCGGCGATAATCAAATTCACAACATTGCCCTTGTCAGGGAGAAAGCGAAGGAATTAGGTAAGTTGATAATTCAGGGGTGTCCAAATGGACGTTGTAAGTCAACTGCGAAGACTAACCTTGAAGAAGTTGTCATGTGGGCTGTGAAAGGGATTGTGTTGGACTGGAAGGAATAAAAGATTAACTGTTAATTGTTCTATCCTTATCAATTAACCTGTGGGGATTTCCCTGCTTAAAGAGCCAGTCTTCGGAATGGCTCTTTGTTTTTGTTGACTAACTTGACTTTTGCCGATATTTTTCGTAATATAGGATATCGTCATTAAAAAAGGAGAGTTTTGAAATGGCAGATAATAGTGCATTTGCGAAGTTTGTGTTCCGTCACCACCTAAAGAACAATGTTTCTTTCCCTATATTTTTTATGGGTGATTTCCACCTTGACGCACGGAAGACTGATGTCGGATTTATTGAGAGGGAGTTAGAGAAGGCGAGAGAACTTGATGCCCGAATCATCCTGTTGGGGGATATATTTGATGGGATATGGTGCGGAGATCCTCGTTACATGCCAGCAGTTTCTATCCAGAGACTTGAAGGACGAAACCAATTAATTAGAGAAACAGTTCAGTACGGGAAAGAGTTTCTTAAACCGTATGCTGATTTGATTGATATTATTGCAATTGGTAATCACGAAGAAACCGTCCTGAAGCACCACCATTATAATCTCATTCAAGAACTTTGCCGTGAACTGACAACCGATGATCATGTTGTTAATTATGGGAAACGTTCTGGTAATGCGTTTTATCGGTTTGAATATCCCAACGGGGGGGCGGTTCAAACTGTTAAGATACATTATACTCATGGGTCTGGTGGTTCTGCTCCTGTGACTGACGGACTCATCAAGATGAAGCACAAGAAGATCCACTTGGAAGGATTTGATATTCATGTGTCAGGTCATACCCATACTCAGGCTTATGCTCCGAAGGTTGCATTTTATCCATCAGACAACGACGCAGAGATGAAGGAACGACATGCTAACCTTATCTGCGTTGGCTCTTATGGGGATCTTATTGAAGACGGTTGGGAATCAACAAAGGAATTTGCCCCACAGAGGAAGGGTGGTTATTACGCGGATGTTCAATTGGTTGGGAAGTACAGGGATAAAAGTATTGAAATTCGACATATTACAAACAGGGTACGACGATGAGACAAGTAACCCTAACCCGTGACGAGTTCACCGAAGACAGCACACTTGGACTGTTAGAGTGTGATACCGGAGAAGTATTCCACACGTTGGAACTTCCGTGGAGAGGTAATGAACCTTTCAAGAGTTGTATCCCGATTGGTAACTATCTGTGTAAGTTTCTCCCAAAGGCGGTTAAGCGAAAGAATGTGTGGCATATAAAGGGAGTCTTTGAACGGGACTCGGTTCTGATCCATGTTGGTAACTTTCCCCGCAACACAAAAGGATGTGCGCTCATTGGGTTGACTCGTGGGGATGATGCCGTGTATTCGAGTAAGATCGCATTGGGTGCGTTCAATAATGTCATGGGTCGTGAAGACTTCATTCTGAAGATACAAAATAAGGCGTAAAATAGACGCAGTACCGTGCCTGTTTTGAACTCTAACGGGAAAGATGGCATAATGTGTGGGTAGATAACAAAAGTCTTCGCTACGGGCTTTATTTGAACTATTAGGAAATCCTTAACAGTTCACTTTTACTGAAACATCGGGCTGTGTATCAGAAATACTGAAGCATGAGTTGTCAAGTTTTCTTTGACAACTGGACTAAAAAGGAATTTTAACAAGTTGCCGTCCGGCTTAACCCCGTGATTGCCGAGTGTTGCTATTGGCACGCTTCACGACCCGATCACCCCGGACGGAACAATCGGTCTTGAGACTGATTAGCCCCTGTGTCGTGATAGCCAAATGATCGGCACAGGGACGAAAATCTATCGCGTTGACTGCATCCGCTTAATTGCAGTGATACTCCCATGACCCTCGGTTCTCCTTTGCCGAGGGTCTCTCCTTTGAGATCACAATCTGTGATGTCAAGTTTCCACTTTAACATTAAACTTGCATATAACATTGCCTACGTTATTGTGCGATTATGTGGTTAGTGTAGTGTTTCTTATAAGTATACCACTTGTTGATAAATGGAATACACTTGCATATTGTGTTACATAATGTCGTCTTTTGTGAGCGATTGTATGCAAAAGGTTTTGACTGTACTTCCTGCAATCAAAATGAATAATGTGCAATGTCACTCTCAGATAACGATTCTACACGTTTCGTAATCTTTTCTCACCCCTCCGCATGTTTCGCTTGCATTTGGGGAATAAATGTGTTATGTTTGGGTATGATCCGGCAAGGTCAACACTAAAACTTTTTGCATGTCCTACGTCCTGATCTTGCCGGATAGACGTAGGACATTTTAGTTTTGGAGGTATGATGAAAGAGATTAGAATTGGTCGATATGGGGCTGTTGCTCTCGTTGATGACGATGACTTTGAAATATTAAACCAGTATAAATGGTCACGTGATAAGGATCTCAATACAAGTTATGGATATAGATCAGATAAAGGCAAATGGCTTTTTATGCACCGTGTTATTCTCGGGTTGACTGATCCCAAAATCCATGTCGATCATATTAATGGGGATGGGTTAGATAACAGACGATGCAATCTCAGAACAGCGAACCACTCCCAGAATCAGATGAATGCAAGGAAGCGCAAAAACTGCACCTCGATATACAAGGGTGTTTCTTATGACAAGGGTAAAGGGAAGTGGATGGCGTGTGCTGGGCTAAATGGGAAGGTGCTTAAGCTCGGCTTATATACAGACGAGAAAGAGGCTGCCCGAGTCTATAATGATTTCGCTAAAAAGCACTACAAAGAGTTCGCCAGATTAAATGATGTATAGAACTCCGATAAACAAAGACTAACAAGCAGGTGGGGTATGCAGGCTAACCAAATAATTAAGGGTGAGAAGGTCAGTGTCGAATGGCTCATGGAAGAGATAGAGAAAATGAGTTTCATAGAGACAAATTACGCCAACAGAATCGTGCTCGTTGAAGATATAAAAACAGCTGTTCAAAAACATGTCGCAAAGGCTGATGAATGGAATTCAACAAAATAATTCAGGGCGAGTGTTCGGAAGTGATGTCAACCTTTCCAGACGAGTGTATTTCGCTTACAGTAACTTCACTTGACAATCGTGTCTATTTTTACTATATTAAATAGAAAACGGAGTTTTTCATGCCAAAGAGAATTTGTCCCCCAGATAAGATTATTACTGACCTCTATGATTCAGGAATGACGCCAGCTCAGATCGGGAAACATTTAGGTATTAAAAAAAATACCATTTGTGGTAGATTAAGGTTGTCTGGACATAAGCTTAGAACAATTTCGGAAGCGATAAAGATTAATTATAAAAATGGGCAGAAACCTGTTAAATATTGGGAGGGGAAAAAACAGCCATTAGATATGGTGGAAAACCGTATAAATAAAATTAGAGGTGAAAAACATTATCTGTGGAAAGGTGGAAAACATCGTCGAGGTTATAGGGGGAATATTGAGAAAAAGATTTGCGCTGACTGTGGTGGGAAATTAAATCTTGGGATACATCATAAGGATTTAGATCATTATAACAATGCACCTGAAAACCTTCAAGTTCTTTGCGTTTCTTGTCATATGTCACTCCATAAACAAATGTATTGGGATGCGATTAAGGCAGGTGAAACCCCGCCCAAAAGTAACGGTATCGTTGGTTGGAGTAAAGATGATTGATCAATATGTGAATAAAGTCATACACGGTAATTGTGTGGATGTGATGTGCAATTTTCCAGACAATTCAATTCCAATTGTTTTAACTTCTCCGCCCTACGACTCACTCAGAGATTACAAAGGCTACAAGTTCGACTTCGAGGCTATTGCGAAACAGTTGTATCGGGTCACGAAGCAAGGTGGCGTTGTCGTGTGGGTTGTTGGGGATCAGACTGTCAAGGGCAGTGAAACAGGAACGAGCTTTCGACAGGCGTTGTACTTCAAGGAAATCGGGTTTAACCTTGAGACAATGATTTGGGAGAAACCTACATTTACAGCAACAGGATCGCTAAGAGTACGCTACGCCTCTGTATTTGAATTTATGTTTGTTTTAACTAAAGGAAAAGTGAAAACATTTAATCCAATAATTGATAGGATATGTAAATCAGCAGGAGGTAAAAAGGTAGGCACAGTTAGAAAAACTGACGGAACGCTTAAACGTAAAAGTAGTGAGGGGAAGGTTCAGCGTGAATTAGGTCAAAGATTTAACATTTGGAAAATACCGACACAAACTCAAATTGGACACCCCGCACCCTTCCCCGAACAACTTGCAGCCGATCATATCCGCAGTTGGTCAAACGAAGGGGATATTGTTCTTGACCCAATGGCAGGAAGTGGTACAACGCTGAAAGCAGCAAGGAAACTTAGGCGGAAGTATATCGGGATAGAAATATCCGAAGAGTACGTGGCAATCTGCGAAGAGCGATTGTCGCAACAAGTGCTGGAATTTAACTAACAGGATCGCATCTTGAAAGTGACCGAGTAAACTTTAACTAACCGCCCTTTTCGGGGTCGGATAAAAAGGAGGAAGTATGAAGGCTGAAGAAGTAGAACTCAAGGTAGGGGATTATCTGTATTGGACAGTACGTGCCTACGACGGAATACATCGCTCGAAGATTACAAGGTTCACCAAGACTTTGATTGGGCTTGAAAATGGACACAGAGTTAATAAATCTACATTTAAGATAACAGGAATGTACGTATTTGAGAATTGCATAGCGTATCCAGAAACAGAAGAAAACAAGACAGAGTGGCTTCGTAAAACTAATATAGATTCAATCGAATTGCTATGTGATAATATCCGCCTTGAGGATAAGAGTGGAATCTCTGTTGATATATTGCAGGACATCAACGCATTACTTAAATTAGCACTCACCAAACTGGGGTTAGAGCCATGAGCGACGTAGAAGTAGTTGACAAGAAGAAGTTGCTGGAGTGGATTGACGGTATGACTGCGAGTAATAATGGTCATGTTCCGGGTGTTGCAATTTGGATACTAATCAGAAAAATCGAATCGGGCGAACTCGACCCCGATCCTACACCAAGCCTTCTCGAAGAAGGGCTGAAGCAGTGCTTTCCAGGCGTGAAGTTCGTAACGAGCGGGGAGAAGAAATGAAATTCTACCGTCCAAAATTCCCCGATGACCATAGACTAGTACGGGCAATAATTTTCGACCACTTCGCACGGTGGTTCGGTGGCCAGTATCAAGATGATCATCCCTACAAGTGGACTAATGCTGGATGGATGCGCGAGTCTGAAGGTGAGTGGAAACAGATTCCATCTGGAGTAACCGTTATGGGATGGTGTTATATTCAAGGGGAGAAGAAATGAAGACTAACTTGCCCCTTTACATCTACTGGTCGTTGGTCTATGTCACTGTGATCCTATCTCTATGGGTAGCGATATTCCCCGAAGATTGGGGGATTAAGAAGGAGTGGACACCTGCTGACATTGAGGGGTGCGTCATGGATGGGAATTCCGAGATAATCATTGACAAGTCAGGTGGTATTATTCGTTGTGGGGTATTCGTCCAGCCAGACTCAACCAAGCGACCTAAGTTAATTTATCGGGAGAAGAAATGATCGCCAACAGAGTAGTGTGTGCTGACGCAAGGGAGTTCACTGCGACGTTGCCAGCCGAGTCTGTGGGACTTGTGGTGACAGATCCTCCCTACATCAAGAAGTACAAGACGAATCGACGCAAGGTTAAAGGACACCAATTCTCGACAGAGATCAAAGGGGATGCAGATCCACAGTTAATCATTGACATTATACCACAGTTGTATCGTGTAATGAAAATGGATTCAGCTATGTACATGTTCTGCTCGTGGGATAAAGTGGGCTTCTTCAAGGCTCAATTAGAACGATTCTTCCGTATCAAGAACATGATTATATGGAAGAAGAACTCACACACGGCTGGTGATTTGAAAGGAGCATTCGGGTTCCAGTACGAGATTATCTTTCTTGTTAATAAGGGGAGGAAGTTATTTAACGGGAAAAGGATCACTGATATATGGGAGTTCGATAGATTAGTGGGGAAGAAGCAACAGCACCAGAATCAGAAGCCTGTTGACTTATTGAAGCAGTGTATTGAGAAGCACTCTGACGTTGGTGATCTTGTGTATGATCCGTTCTGTGGAGTGGGGTCAACTTTGGTAGCGTCTAAGGCTCTTGGAAGACAATACTTGGGAGTGGAATTAGACGAAACTTATATCCCGATAATAGAATCCCGTCTATCCCAAACCGTGCTAAATTTCAAATAGTGAAAAAAGTTGCGGGATTTACTTGACTTTGGGGAGGGGATTAGTTATAATGGGAGTACGAAAGAACGATTGGACATCGACAACTAAACCAGATTTTTTACACTGCATGCCTCAAGAGTGCCCTACGGACTGATAACCTACATACGTGTTATGTTATCCCGTATGCAGTGTAACTTCTTAGCCGTATCATTCTCGCGTCGATGTCCAAGCCCATCCGGGTAATCCTTTGCGATTTGATACGGCTATTTTACTTTAACAACCAATAGCAGGAGAAGATTATGGTAAGAGATAAATTTACAGATAAAATATTAACCAAAATCATGCGATGTGCTTGTGATTCTTGCGATGGATGCGCTAATACTATCAATGAAAAGTGTCAGATAATAGCGAGCAACAGGGCTTGCAAGTGGTATGGGAAGATGTGTGATGGAAAATATAAATCTGTGACATGGGGCAAGAAAGCCGACCCCACCGAGCCGGAGGATACTGACTGCAAATTTCTCGACAGCGGTGGCGGTTGCGAGCTAATGTCCTTCCGGAAGTGCGACGATGAAATATGTCCGCGAAACGATATGGAGGCAACCAATGGCAAATAAATTAGACGACCTCAGAACAGATATGAACAAGTGCGAGGGCAAGCTTCAGGCGAAGTACCTACACTTGGAGATAGCAACAAGGAATGCCATTGATTCTCTGTCAGGGGCACTATCGGAAGTAATGTCTACAAAGATAGAACTTGAAGAAAAAGAAGAAAGATACCATAAATATTTAGGAAAGGAGTAATCGTGGGGAAGAAACAGGCAGTAAAAAAAATCAGTGTTTATGATCTTGGTAAAGTCAAGCGCGGAGTGCTGACGTTCAAGGATGGTTGTCCAATTAGTGAGCTTTCATCGTATCGGAAGAATGCACAGGGCAAGACCAATTTCCTTATGGGGTTGGATTTCACCTCACAAGGGAAACGTGGACTCAAGAAAAAACCTGTACATGATGGCGCAAAGAAAGCCCGTGTTGAAGTCGAATTGACAGACCTCGTTATTGTGTCTGAGATAACTTTCAATGGCACAGTGTCCCGTCGGGTAATTCCCAAAAAAGGTTCAGGGATTGTTGGCAACGAAGAGTTTATTGGCAAGATATTCAAAGGCGTTGACCTTGACCCTGAAGAATTCAAGGGTAAATCACGGATCGAAAAGTTCCGGTTCGCAATGAAGTTGACCGGATGCCAAGATAAGCTCGATGCAGTTGACGCAAAGCGAGCTATTGTTTATGACCAACGGGCTTTGGCAAAATCCCGCCACAAGGATTCACAGGCTCAGCTTGATGGGATGATTTACCCGAACGCAGACCTTCCAAAAGAAGAGATTCCTGCGAGTGAACTGGTTGCTGAACTCAACAAGGTTCGTGGGCTTGAACTCAAGAAGAGTACATGTTTGTCTAAGGTTGAAAGATTAAAATCTGAGTTGGCTCACGATCTCGTAACCAAAAAGAACACCGCACAGACGAATATTAACTTGATTATTGGTATTGGTCAAGGACTCAAGCAAGATGTTGTTGACACCAAAAATGATATTGCTCGGCTTGAAAAGGAACTTGCAACTGCGAAGGGAGATCTTGAGGTTGAAGAAAAAATGATCAGCGACAAGCAAGATGAACTCGTAATTGCCAGAAAAGAATTTGATGCAATCAACATCAGTGATATAGACTTCACCGCAGATCCCAACATAAAAACGGCACAGGACGAACATGACGGAATTGTAGTCCCTGACGCTTCCGAACTTGAAGCGAAGATCGAATCGAACGAAGTGACAAACGCAAAGATCAGGTCAGCCAAATCCTACTGGAAAAAGAAATCCGAGAACGACAAAAACCGATCTGAAGTCGAAGCCAAAGAAAAAGAATATCAAGATCTGGCAGATAAAAAGATTGAAATTGTCAAGGCAGGTGCTATCCAAATTCCGGGATTAGATCTGGATTTCCAAAGCGAAACGCTGATGTATAAAGGGCGGGATATTGACTCCGCAAGTTACGCAGAGTCGATTATGAGCGCAACGGAAATGTTGATTGAAGCAAACCCTGACTGTCCGTTCTTTGTTATCAGGAATGCCGCTTCAATTGGCGATGAAATCAGACAGCAAATGGTAGACATGTGTCTTGCTAAAGGTGCTCAGGGAATCTTTGAAAGTATATCTGAGGGTGATTTGCCGGGGCTAATCTTTGTTGATGGTGTTGGTGAGGTTTATGAAGGGCAGAATGAGTTATTCAAGGGAGATTCGGAATAATGGCAGGTAAAAACACACAGGTCGAACTCATCCCGAAAAAGGGTTCATCGGCAATAGAACATGTTGAAAGCCACCTTCCGGCAAGTCCGATTAGTCAGGTTATGGAACTGGCACAGAATAAAGATTTCGATCCTGAAAAGTTTGATACCATCGTAAAGTTCATGCGTGAAGAACGGACGTGGGATGCAAGGAAGGCACATAGTGAGGCGATTGCTTCATTCCAAGCCAAATGTCCAAACATCAAAAAAACCACGAAAGGACATGGGTATAAATACGCTTCGTATGAAGATTTGCTGGATGTAATACAGCCCCTTCTTGAAGAATATGGCATATCAATCCGGTTCAGCTTTCCTCCTTCCACTAATCCTGAAATGACCCACGTTATAGGTTACATAACAGTTGGAGCACACACAGAAACGTCTGAGTTTGAACTTCCCAAGCATCGGTTGCCTCAGAAAATGGTTCCCGATGTAAACGATGCAAGGAATACAGGATCAACCTTATCTTACGCTAAGAGGTACTGCATTATTAATGCCTTGAATATTGTCACTGAGGGAGAGGACAAGGACGGGGTTACTTCTCAGGCAACCATCACAGAGAATGATGCAAATGTAATAAATGCCCTAATCGGGGATATTGAAGATGAACCAGATGGGGATAAATTTGATTTGATTCGATGGAAGGAATACGTGGGTGTTAGTGAGTTCACACCGATAGAAGAAATCCCGAAATCAAATCTCGGCAAAGCCATATCATCACTCAGGGACAAACTTAAATGGTTGCGCGACAAAGGCGGTAAATCATGAACCTGATAGACCGAATCTCAAATGTCGAACAAGGGACGATTGAGTGGTTCCTGCTTAGATCGGGCGTGTTGACAGCCTCAAGGATGGATAAAGTATGTTCCCCTGTGAAGATGCAATATGCCACAACTGGGGCAGACACCTTAATCAATCAGTTAATGGCTGAGGTATTCTTGCCGGGTGCTCCAGAAATGGTTGGGGCGTTCACATCAAGGGCGATGGAAAATGGAACCGAAACAGAATCAGAAGCAAGGGAATATTTAGGTTTCATTACCGAATTGAATATCCAAGAGGTCGGATTCATCAAGTCGGAATGTGGTCGATTTGGATGCTCCCCGGATGGATTGATTGTTAATAAAGATGGTGAATATGTTGGCGGTCTTGAACTTAAATGCCCGTTGCCACATACCCACATCGGTTACATGCGGTATCCTGCCGACCTCCTGAAGAAGTACAAGATCCAGGTTCATGCGAGCCTCTTGGTGTCTGGTCTGAAGAACTGGAAACTGATGAGCTACTTTCCTGGATTAGATCCGGTTATCATCGACGTTGTGCCGGACGAAACCACAGATAAGCTTCGAGACGTTCTGGAGATATTCTGGAAGAACTGGAACACCGCAAAACAACTACTCGAAGAAAAGGGGATTGATTTTAATCCTGTTCGTAAACCACAACCCGAACCACAGTACGGAATATCGGAAGATGAAGCTACTGAAGATTTGGGATTTGAGGGAGTATAACATGTCGGTAAGTTTAACCATATTAATTGGCAGGGTTGGCAAAGACCCTGAATCATCGGTTGCTAAAAGTGGGATGAAGATTGTAAAGTTTTCATTGGCAACAGAGAACTTCAAGAAAAAAGTTGCATGGCATAAAATAGTAACATTCGGCAAGTTGGCTGAAGTTGTCGAACAGTACGTCAAGAAGGGGAAACAGGTCTACATCGAAGGTGAGATCAGTTACAATGACTATGAAAAAGAGGGGGTCAAGCAGTACTTCACTGAGATCATAGCCAATAAAATGAAGTTGCTTGGTAGCAGAAGCGACTCACAACCAGCCCCGCAGAGCACCGCGACGCATGTGGTGAACAACTCTGCACCAGCACCAGTGGTAGACGACGGAGAGTCGCTTCCTTTTTGATATTACCATTTTAAGCTTGACTTTTGGCTATTTTGAGCTTAATTTATCATTGTAACCTTTGTACGATGAGTCATTAGTCATTATCCCGATTCGTCTTTAGCATACGTGCAAAGGTTACAACGAGTCGGGATTTTGCTTTTGGAGTCAACATGAAAGAATGCTTTAAGTGTAAGGAATGGAAGTCACTTGACAAGTTCTATAAACATCCACAAATGGGTGATGGTCATCTTAATAAGTGTAAGGACTGCACCAAGAAGGATACGAAAGAAAGGACTGATCAATTAGCATCTGATCCTGAGTGGGTAGAGTCGGAAAAGAAGAGGCATCGGGATAAGTATTATAGGCTTGGATATAAAGAAAAACATAAACCCTCTCCGCAAAAACGGAAGAAGGCTGATCGACGATGGAAAGAAAAATATCCAGAGAAAATAATTGCGTCTGGAAAGTGCACCTGCTTATCCAAACCCGGATTAAACATCCATCACTGGTCATACAATGAAGCCCACTACAAAGACATACTGTACTTGACGATGGAAATGCACAATAAATTACATTCGTTCCTCACATACGATCAACCGAAGAAAATGTACCGAACGAAAGAGGGGGTCTTATTAGACACGAAAGATAAACATTTAGCGTACTATGAGCAAATCAAAGACGCTGAATATTAATTTTGATACACCACACATTAACAATAACATAGGAGGTAAAGCATGAACACAGTAATCAAGGCACATTTAGAAGCCGTTGCCAAAAAACACGGCTGGGATGATTTCGACATCACTGACGGCTGGAATGTTTATGAGCTTTTGTCAGAAGCGAAAGAGTTGTTCCGGGGAAAAGCGGATGTCCACCGTTGGTATAATGTGGAATTTTGCGTTGTTGATCTTGATGGTATGGAAATTGGATTTGACGACATCGTAACCACAGGGGACGAGAGCGCACGGGAGATGGACATCGAATTTGACTTAGTTGGTGTCTCCGAAGTCGTGTCAGAAGAAGTCAAGACTACCGTGTACAAGCGGAAAGAATAGAAAGGAGGCTGAAATGCCGAAGTATTTTATAACATGGAACCCCACAGGGCATGGGGGAGACGAAAGCAAAGCAGTTGTTGAGGCAACAGATGAAGAGGAAGCGACCTCCATTGCATATGATTATGCAAAGGACGAATTTGAATCTTCAGCCGAATACTCAGCCGAAGAGTTCGACCCCGACAACGAAGAACACGAAGAACACGACGAATAACCCATTCACAAACAAGGAGGCAATGTCTTATGCGGAAGTAAGGACTCGCAAGTTCTAATACTTTACAGTGTCGCTGGGTATCAATGTTACCTGGCGGATGGCAGTGTAGCTCAGTGGAGGAGCATAATCCCTAACAAGGACGAAGACGGTTGTTCGATTCAGCCCACTGCCACTAACACATTAACAAAGGAGAAAGAAATGAAAGACGCAATGGAATTATTCGGTGATTTACAAGAAGATTGGGTTAATATCTGTGAAGACAATATCCAACAGTCGGGGCGTGGGAGCAGACAACTTGCTTCAAATATGAAAAAGTTTTCACCTATGAATTATCCAACATATTACAGGGTGTTAGAACTTGTAACTGAACTCCAAAAAAAGTTGGTGGAGTTTAAACCACATATTGCCAAAGCAGAGCAAGCCGACCAAGCCGAGTCAGACCTTCTCCTCCAAGACCGGAATCAGGACTACGAGGATTCTGTGCTGTGAGACACGAAATTAAACACAACAGCAAAACATACTATTGGCGAGATGGTCAATATTTTGGGTTTGAGAATAAGAAGGGAGATGATCTTAATATGGCAAATATTCCCAAGTATGTTATGGTAAAAATGAATGCCCAAGTATATGGAGTCGCTTGGGTTGAGTTCGGTAGGGAGAAGTCAATCAAAATTCCATTAACCGATGAACAAGTTAGGACTATTTGTGAAGGATAAACCACCCTTAGCGGGTAAACCAAACGGAGGTAAAGAATGACTTACAAGAACGACTGGGACGGAGTCTTGTCACAAAGTTGCCTTGATTTTATCAAAGCACAAGACGGAGATTTTGCATTCTGTAAACGGAAGCCAGCATCTTATGCCACTGGAGTTTTTATCGGTGGCGAAGTGTTCCCATTTGATGTCTATGGATTTGCATATGCAACCAAGTCCGAACGTGCATTGTTCACAACCGCATACGCTGTTATTAATGATGACGTGAATGATGTCGAATTCGCAATTTCGTAATGTTTTTCGGAACCTTACATAAAGAAATGGACTCCCCATCTGCTTTGTACTTTACAGGGATGGGGGGATCATTATTGCTATCCTTGAAGATCGGGACAGACTACGGCTTCTGGATAGCCGGATTAGTCGCATTCAGGCTTGCGTGGGACATCTTTAATCGGTATTTGGATGTTGACTATGGGACAACTTGCTACGGCTTGCTGAAGGGGATTAAATACGCTGTGTACATTTGGTTTTCATGGCGATTAGTTAGCATTGATATTATGGCAAGTTTACTGCCTGTGACAATTATCATATTCTCAATGTATTTTATAGCCGTGTGGGTGTTTGATATGAGGAAGTTCAACAAGTTAGTCGCATTCACATGGATGCTGACCGACGTAATTATCATATGGAGGATGCTGTGAGCCGGTTCATGGATAAGTGCAAAAAGACAAACTTTCCAAAAAGTAGGTGGGAAGGATTCACAAAGGATAAGACAGCAGAGGCTATTGCGAACAAGAAGTCAGTTCATGGACAGGGGTGGAGTATTGACCCTGACAAGTACGATTCAAATCACAAAGTACTCGATAGAGGATCTGTCGAGAGGAGTTCAATGTGAGATTACCGAGCTTGGTCTATATCGCGGGACGGTTATCTGCGAAAAAGGGTTGACTTTCCAATAAAAAGTAGTTATATTACCAGAGTCTACCTACGTAAAGATTTTCAAGAGTTAATCCCTACTTGTCCACAAATCGTGGGTAGACACAAGTGGGGATTTCTCGTTAGGAGGTTAAGATGAAAGAAATTAAACTGTCAAGAACAGGGTACAAGCACAAAGGGGACGCTGTAGCCATTGTTGATGATGAAGATTATGAGTGGTTAATTCAATTTAATTGGCACATCAAGAAGGCTGACCCAAAAAGAAATACTGGGTATGCTCTTGGTATCGTAAATGGCAAGAACTCAAGAATGCACCGAGTAATAATGGGTGCTACTGATCCAAAGGTTCAAGTCGATCACATAAATGGGAATGGACTTGACAACCGTCGATGCAACTTGCGATTAGCAAGCAACTCTCAAAACCATATGAATACAAAAAAAATTAAAGGTTGTACATCTAAGTACAAGGGTGTTGTTTGGCATAAGAAGAGACAGAAGTGGCAAACCCAAATCGTGGCTGACTCCAAGTATATGTACATTGGAGTGTTTGACTTAGAAGAAGACGCAGCACGAGCATATAATGAGTTTGCTGTAGCGTGTCATGGTAAATTTGCAAGGCTAAATATAATAGGTGGGGATAATGAAATTAACTAAGACACATGAAGAGACGGTAGAGTTTTTTGAAGACGAGGAAAATGATATCCTTTATCGCTTTATGGTTGATGTGTGGGAGTTTTTTGACCATGCGTCATTCTGTTGGGAAACAGTAACCAACGAACATGAAATTTCTATACTCCAAGACATGAAGGAGAACCAATGAGACTTCCAAAATTGGCATATATTGCGGGGAGATTAACCGCAGAAACAACACAGGAAATTCAAGAGAATATCCAACGTGCTGAGATGGTGGCTGGTATGGTCATGGAAGCAGGTGACGGTGATTGGGGATCTTACTGCCCCCATTCTGCTACTGAGGGAACTCATTCTGTTTGCCAGCGATTTCAATGGCGTGGAAGTGGGCTGTCCGACGATATATGGTACAAGGTAACATTATCTATACTATCAAAGTGCGACGGGATGATTGTCCTTCCTGGATTCGCAGAGTCAGAAGGTACGCAAGGGGAGATACTGTTTGCTAAAGATAACGGTATCCCGTACTCGATACTACAGCCACCGACAATGGAGCCTGAGTGCTTTACACTATTACAAGTCAGGAAAGCATTGTCTGACATAGAGAACCAAATTCTTGACAGGGGTGAATGATGGTCACCGATTGCAATAAAAAGAAAAAAAGTGATTCAAATAAACTAACATCACAGGAGAAATAATGAAACTAATATCAGAAGTTGAGTACGAATCAGAAGATGGAATGGGGTGCAGAGGAAGCGAGCGATTTGAGTTGATCTTTGAGCAAGAGCCAGATGATACAGATCGCAAGGAGATTAGAGATTCCTTCAATGAGTACATTGGGGATATGACGGGTGAATATCCTAATACATGGTGGGAAGACGAGTGTGACCATTGTTGTGTGCGAAACGGGGATCACTTGAAAAGTTGTTATGGACATCCCGACTTCAATCCAGATCCATCACCACCGGAGAAATCATGAGTAAGAAAGTAGTCCAAATCGCGATTCAATACGCTGTTGAGTCGGGCTATGATTGCTTCACGAATGGAATAGACTGTGTATGTCCTATTGCGACCTTTCCTGAATGCTTTAGAGATTTCGATACACCAATGCACACTGATATCGTTGAATATTGTCATCCTGCCAAAACAAAAGACCTGGATTCTAATCGTATTCATAGACATATATTTTGTTATGAGTGTGGAAGACCGTCAAGTTGGAGGATGATAGGAGAGGTTAATGGCATGGAATGTTGCACAGAGTGCGTTAATGAGTCTATTCCCGACGATGAGATTGAAGATAATGGGTGTTCTGAATCTGACTGCCCTGATTTGGGTGGAATACAAAATAATCCATATTAGTCTAATGAGGACGAATCATGAGCAGTAAAGAGTATGCCACCAAACTCCGCGATCCCCGCTGGCAGGATAAGCGGAAAGAGATACTGGATAGGGATGGGTAATGTATAGATCAATAGAAACAAAGATGTGGACAGATCCAAAAGTTGAAAAACTTATTGAGAACAAGAATCAGGATTCAATACTGTTCTTTATATGGCTGGTAACGAGTGGATATGCTCATTTGTCAGGTATATACAAGATCAAAAAACATGTTATGATTAATGATCTCAACTACCCTGAAAAGAAGATAGATTCAATCTTGGATACCCTATCCGAGTTAGGATTGGTTATGTGGGATAGGGTATATAGCGTTATTTTCGTGAAAAACATGTTCAAATATCAGGGGTCTGGTCAAAAGGCAAGAGCGAACACAATAAAACAACTTTTATCTTTGCATGAAACATATTTAATTACAGAGTTTCTAAAAGCTTATCCAGAAGTAAAGGTA